GCAAAATACAAATTGGTATTTGACTGGCGAATAACTTCTCCTGTTTTAACTGCGGGCCAAATATAACCTTTTGCTGTAAAAGATAAGTCCCAAATGATTAATCTGGTGGTCGCCATATCACCTTCATAATCAACACTTGAAGTTACGGAATCTAATATGATAGGCATATCATATTTTTTATTCATGTCATTTATAAAATTTACAGTAACTGTAAAATCTGGTGTGAAGAATGGTAATATTTGTTCTAATATTTGAGTTCCATCTTCCGTATTTCTCACATAGATTGACATTGAGAAATCAAAATTATAAGGAATTGGAAGATATTGTGTTTTAAGAGAGGTCGCAGAACCAGCAGCAAAGTTTTGTAATGTTGTGACTTGTTTTCTACTCATGTCATAAGATAAACCATCCAAATTGAATGATATTCTTGGAACATGAACACCAATTGATTTCGTTAAAACTGGATCAGAAGTAATTCGTGTTAAATACTTTTCTTTTGGGCCATATGTCAACGGCACTTTGAATCGTTCTTTTGCCGTTAATCCATCCTTAGTATAACGAATAAGTTCTATATCATTAAAAATGGTACCAAAAGCAACGACTACTTTTCGTATTGTTCGATTGTAAAAATGTGCGTTGCCTAACATTATGCTTCACCAAATGGGTTAGTTTCAGTCCAATCTAAAATTGCATCAGACTCGGTTTCAATACGATTATTATCTACAATATCTTCAAATGCATTATCCATTGTTGCAGTATCTGAAGCCGCTGCGGCAGTCAAGATGTTGGCTGTTGAACCAGATGTTACTCCAATAATAGTTCCGTTTGCAAACACACCTTGCACTCTATAAACATCCATGTGTGAATTGGGAATAAAGTCATATATTAAAGCACTTGCCGTAGAGTTTGCAACATTGGCGCCTTGATAAATTACCTCATCGTTTACAAATGGGCTTGAAATGTTTATGAGAGAAATTCGTGTTCTTGGATAATGATCACGGATTTGATTATCAACTTCTGCAACACCAGTTTCAACAATTTCATTAGAGAACACAAATTGTTTCATTTTTAATGCATAAAGATAAACATTGCCCCCACGACCACGACCTAATGTGTGCATCATGGCTTGATTATCTTCATGTTCAACAAAAGTAATTTCAAAAAAGTTTTGAACCAATGGCACATAAATTAAGTCGCCTTCAAGAGGTCTTGTTTGTGCCACAGTTGCTTTGAATCTTCTACGAGAAACCAAAAATTCCATTTCATCACGAATCTCAAGACCAAATTTAGAAATAAAGTCTCCTTCACCTAACATACCTGTTACATTTTCCAAATACATTTCAATTGGATATGCTTTGACATATTGTTTTAATGTATCTTCTCCATAAAGATAATCGACTTGATCTCTTGTGGATCTAGGCAAATAAAAAACATCCATGCCATGGATTTGCATAGCTTCAATGACCAAATCTTCAACCAGAAGTTGTTCTGATGTGATTTGATTGGCAGGAAAATTGTTAAAGTATAAATTAGTAGGCATTTTAACCCATCATAATTTCGTTGGGTAGAACATTGTATACTTGCATTTCTTCTTCGATTTTATCAATTTCTTTTTGTGCCTCATCCATTATTCTTGGGCCATCCAATGTAACGCCACCAGGCAATTGAATGCCTGCAAACTTACTTAAATTAGAACCCCATTGATATTTAATTTTTGCAGTTGCGTATTGTTTTAGAAAACGATCATTCCAAACATCTGATGTTCCTGTTCTTGTCATTGAAACATTTGTAAATGCAGTTGGTGTTTTTGACAATACAATTTCTGTTGGTGAATTAATAAAACGAACTTGAACTTCAGAACCATTCGATAATGTAATCATATCGTTTTCAATTAATTCTTGATCAAATGTTGTGCCATATCCTGTTACAACATTAGATGTTCCGTCATTTGTAATTGTGCCGGTCAAAGAAACTGAATCGGGTTTCATTGCACGATAGCATTCAATAATAACATACTTACCTAATTGAGCATCTCTTGCCCAATCAATGTCCAAGAACAATTTATTTTGATGACGATTGAATCTGAACTGAGGTGTGCCAGAGAACAATAGATTCAATGTGCGAATGTGTTGCATGGTGATTTCATACGATACATACGAAACCGATGTAAAGTCGTACAAATCATGCAAACGTAATTGGTAACGCAAGTCAAACATATTGACTGACGAATTGGAATCATCAAATGGTAAAACTGCTTGAACAAAAATAACTGGATCAGGGCAGTAAATCCAACGGCGATCAATATCTTCTTGCGTGAATTTATGCTTCATGTAAATTTTTTCCGTGCCATCAAAATGATAGTCTTGAAAAAATTGTAAAGCATCATCAATACGATCTTCTACCTGATCTTCGTCCACATTGATATCGATAACTGGCCAACCTAAGCGGCGTAGGCAGTAATCTTTAAATTGTTTTCTTGTTGTTGGAGCGGCCATAAGAAGTCCTTGTTTATTGTTTATTTATCCTTCTACCGGTTCTTCAATTGGTTCCTCAACCACTTCTTCGACCGTTTCTACGACCAATTCAGGCCAAATAACATTTGACGGAAAATCTGTTTGTTGTGGAATATCTCTTAATGCTTGTCGATAAGTTGCCCAATTTGCAGGTATCGCTGTGTTTGTTTCAAAGGCTTTGACAACGACCCAATCCGATTCTTTGAGTAAGTTATCTCGTTGTTTTCTCACTTCAACGGACAAATGAGCATTTACTGTAATTGGATCTTCTGCTAAAACACGATACCTTTCTGGATAATGTGTATCAACAAAGTCTTGATCGGCGACAATTGTGTTGATGACTTCGCCAGAGTCATTTAAAATTTCGTATTTCATATTTTCCTTACCATTGAACTAAAACTAAACCATTGCCGCCAGTGCCAGAAGTTATTGTATCCGCATTGGTGCCTTGCCTAGAAGATGCTCCTCCTCCTCCGGCTCCAACTCCGCCGGCGCCTCCTGTAGCGGCGTTGTCGGAGGCAGCACCACCGCCTCCACCAAAAAAACTACCTGGTCCGGCAGATTGACTACTATTGCCTTGATATGCACCACCTCCAGCACCGGCGTTACTTTCTGAAATACCACTAGCTGCACCAGCAGTTGGAGTTCCGCCGGCTTGAGCAGTTGTTGATCCTGTTCCACCAACACCATTCAAAACAAATGGCAAAGATGGAGTGTAAACTGTAGATGTAGTAAACGCTGCTCCGCCAGTTGAACTGCCGGCCGCTGACGCAGCGCCAGAACCTCCTCCGCCTGTTGCAGAACCATCTACAGCATTTCCTGAATTTCCTCCAACTCCAGCACCACCAGAAGTTCCTCGGCCGTTAGTTGCAAAGATTACTGAACCAGAACTATAAGCTGTGCCAAAATAATTAACGGCACCGCCGCCGCTTGCAGCTGCGCCGCTGGCGGAACTGGTTGATTGACAGGCTCCTGAGTTGCCGCCACTATAATTAATATCTCCTCCAGAAGCAACGCCTCCAGATGCACCTGCAACACTTGCTGTGGTTGAAGCAAATCCGCCACCTCCACCATTTGCAGTTAATGTTGTAATTCCAGTCCCACTAAAAGAACTGCTGCCACCAGAATTTCCATTAGATGAAGTGCCTCCAGTAGTTACTGATACTCCTGTTCCTCCAGATCCAATTGTAACTGTATATGTGTTTCCAGAAATTAAATACAATATTTTTGAAACTAAAGCGCCAGCGCCACCACCACTAGCATTTATAAAATTATTTCGTTTACCTGCGGCACCTGATCCCCCAGCACCAACAACAGTAACACAATGAAATCCCGTGACTTGTGCAGTAAATGTTCCGCTTGTTGTAAAAAGTTGATGATCTTTGTATCTTGGTCCTTCTGATTTGTCAAAAGAACCATACACAGTAACATTGCCAGTAGTGAAAAGATTGTTACTGGTAACAGTTAAGTTACCAGAACTTTCTATCGCATCTAACGCTGCTTGACCATATGGCATTGTTTTGAACCTTTAAATATTCTACTTATTTAATTACCAAAACACTATAATAATTCCATCACCACCGGCACCTGAAGTGGCATTTCCATTAATTGAAACTGCGCCGCCTCCTCCACCACCCCAAGAACCTGCTCCTCCGGTGGCATTTCCGGCGGATGTAGTTGCAGTTGCGGCACCTCCACCAGCAAACAAACCAGCGGCTCCACCAGTTGTTACTCCAGCGCCACCTCCAGCACCGGCGTTACTTTCTGAAATACCACTAGCTGCACCGGCTGTTGCTGCTCCTCCGGCGCCACTTGTTGATCCTGTTCCGCCAACTCCATTTAAAACAAATGGCAAAGACGGAGCATAAAATGTGAGTGAAGTAACTGCTGTTCCACCCGTAGTGCTATTATTTGATGATGCAGCGCCTGATCCACCGCCGCCTGTTGCTTGAGCATTCACACCACTTGCTGTTCCTGAAACACCACCAACACCAGCGCCGCCTGTTACATGATCATTAACTCCGGCATCTCCAGAACCAGAACTATATCCAGTTCCAAATATTCCAACGGCGCCGCCGCCTGTAGCGACTTTAACACCACTAGAAAGTGCTGAACCTGAACCTCCACCATTTACATTTATATCTCCACCTGAAGCTACACCACCTGAAGCCGCAGCAGCACTAGTCGCTTGTGCTTGTCCTGCGCCTCCACGAAGAGCAGTAAGCGTGGTAATTCCTGTGCCACTAAACGAAGTATTACCACCAGCATTTCCAACAGAATTTAATGTGCCGGTGCCGCCTGAACCAATTGTTGCAGTATAAGAATTACCAGCAGTCAATTGAACAGATTTAATAACTAGAGCACCTGCGCCACCGCCAGTAGCACACGCTGCGCCACCAGCACCTCTAGCGGATCCACCAGATCCTCCACCACCAACAAGAAGAATTGTATGATGACCTGTAACTTTTGCAGTAAATGTTCCGCTTGAAGTAAACAATTGATATTGTTGATAACGAATGTCAAAAAATATAGGAGTTAAATCACTCTTTAAAAAGTAGTCATTTGCAGTTGTATTACCAGATGCGGTAACATTACCTGTGATAGTTAAACTGCCTGTTGTATCGATTGAGTCTACTAAAGCTTTACCGTATGGCATTGTTTCTCCTTACCATTGAACTAAAACAATACCATCGCCGCCGGCACCAGATGTTGCATTAGCAGCACCAGTAGTTACACAACCACCACCGCCACCACCATAAGAACCTGAGCCCGCCGTGGATGCACCTGTTGAACCTGTTGCAGCGCCTCCACCTCCAAAAAAAGATGCGGCGCCTCCGGTTGAAGTTGTTCCTGAACCACCTCCACCACCAGCACCAGCAGAACTTTCTGAAATTCCACTCGCAGCACCAACAGTAGGTGCTGCTCCAGTACCGCCTGTATTTCCAGCACCACCAATTCCATTTAAAACAAAAGGCAATGTTGGTGTGACAGTTGTGAGTGATGTTGACGCAACACCACCTGTTGTGCTATTGGCAGTTGATGCGCCACCAGAACCTCCGCCGCCTGATGCATTAGTTGTGCCTGAGCAAGCACCTGATCCGCCGCCAACACCTGCGCCGCCAGATGCACCTCTTGTTGTAGAACTAACTGCACCTGAAGCGTAACTTGTGCCGAGTATGCCAACAGAACCTCCACCAGATGCACCTCCACCAGATGCGCTTGTTACATCCCCTGAAGCTCCACCATTCACATTCAAATCTCCACCTGAAGCAACACCGCCAGAGGCACCTGTTGCTGTGCCAGTTGTTGCACCTGTTCCGCCAGAACCTCGAAGAGCAGTAAGTGTAGTAATTCCTGTGCCGCTGAATGAAGTATTACCACCAGGATTTCCTGCGGTAGCACCAGTTGATGTTTGAGTTACTGCGGCACCACCAGCGCCTATAGTTACTGTGTATGTGTTTCCAGCAACAAGTCTTAACACTTTAACAACTAATGCGCCTGCACCACCACCAGTAGCATATCTTCCTGCTCTTGTGGCTGCACCTGAACCGCCACCACCCACAAGAGTTATGGTGTGAAGGCCTGTGACTTGTGCAGTAAATGTTCCACTTGCAGTAAACAATTGATGGCGACCAAATTTTGGCCCAAATAATGGAGTTGTATTACTAGAAACTGTGCCGGTTACGACAAGATTGTTGCCTATTGCAACATTAGCACTACGAATATTAAGATTGCCAGAACTTTCAATCGTGTCTAATAAAGCTTTACCATATGGCATTGTTAACTTTCACTCATAAAATACATTTACATTGCCGGCATCAAAACCATCAGTTCCATTTCCTGTGCCGACTCTCACACGATCCAAAACGCCAGCAAGAGCAATTTTTCCAGCAGTATAACCTACAAAGTTTGTATTCTCATATGCAAAAGTGCCACTTGCAACCCATGTATTTCCAGTAACATTAGTTATAAACAAAGTTCCTGTAAGTATATTTGCCGCAGAACCTCCAGTTCCCATTTGAAAACCATTGGTTGCATTTTGATATGTAGCAGATGATCCTTGATTGCAAGTCCCGCCTGCATAACCAGATGTTGTTACTGAACCACTACCTATTTGAACTAATGCAGTATTTGAAGTTCCATTTGAAGAAACACCACTAAACATTACTGTTATTCTTTTTGTCCAACTTGGAATATTAGTAAAATCTTTCGATGTTCCGCTTGTGGTTGCTTGAGCTGTAGCACTTGTCAAAGAACCAACTTGCACACCTGTATTTGCACCTGGTAAAGTTAATCCTGCGGTTCCGTCAAGTGTTATTGCCATTTGATTTCCTTACTCATACATGATGTTAACGGTACCAGCATCAAATGTGCTAGTGGTTGCAACCAAACTAATTCTATCTAACACACCACTAAGAGAAATAGTTCCACTATAAATTTGCACCAAACTTTCAGTAACTCTCATGTTTGTTGTTGTAGCTATCCAAGTATTGGTAGTAGAATCATTCAATACTAAGACACAAGTTCCAGTAACCACCGCCGCAGCTGAGCCTGTTGTAAATGCAGCAATGCCTGTTGTGAAAGAACCAACAGACGGAGCAACGGCGTTCGTTACTGTTACTAAACGACCTGTATAACCAGAAGCTGATAAACTACCAGAACCTATTCGAACATCCGCACTACCAGCTGCAGCAAAACTTAAACCCACTCCAGTTAGTGTTATTCTTTTTACCCAACTTGGTATACTTGTGAAATCGACACTCGATCCAGACGCAGTTTGTGTTGTAGCTAAAACCAATGGTTGCACATTTGAACCTGACACAACCAAACCATTTGCTATAGTTACGTTAGCATTTGCGGCATGAACAGTCAATGCTGTTGTGCCATTACTTTTTAATTCTAATATACCTGTAGCATCACCTGTGCTAATCAGACCTGTGCTTGTTATACTTGCGTCAATACTTGCCATTTATAGAATCACCCATTTTGAACCGGAAGGAACTGTTACACTTACTCCGTCTGCAATATTTAGTGGGCCCACACTCATCGCTGATTTGTTGGTTGTAATTGTATAACTTGTGTTAACAAACAAACTTGTTTCTACGATTGGTCCAAAAGATGCTACACCTTCATTAGTCAACTTGTTTGTTGTCTTATCAAATGTAAGGTTAGCAGAACCAGCAAAACTACTTGCATCATTAAATTGAATTTGTGTTGTGCTGCCACCTGGAGAACCTGCACCACCGGCAATTGTGACGGTGATCGCACTACCTGTATTTGTAGCAGTAACACCTGCGCCAACGAAATCAATACTTGTTACGGCAGCATTTAATGTGACGCCTTCATCTTTGACTGTTAGAGCAGAACCACCGCCAGTATTTGCTTTATCGTAAGCACCATTTGCCTTATCATAAGCAGATTGTGCCGAAGTTCTTGCAATAGTATCTGTTGCACTAGCAGTTGCTAATAAATTTGTACCAACACCAGTTGAAGCGTCATTTGCAATATCAATATAAACACCACGATTACTACCGCCAGTTTCAAAAATGCGGAGTCTATTTTGGTAAATATCAATTGCAACCGAACCTGTCAAGGATTGATTTGTTGCGGCCAATGATAAATCAATTTGACCACCTTCATCACCAGATGATTGAGTTGACTTTAATAATGTTGAACTTAATAGACCAGTTGTTTTATTGAATGTTAAACTGGCATTGGCTCCAAGAGTGCCACTATCGTTGAATTGAACTTCTTGATTGAGACCGGCAGGACCCGTAAATCTTTGAATGGTCTGAATTGTGCCTGATGGATCACGATAGAATAACTTGCCATCAAAATTATTGATAGCAAGCTCACCATTCGACAACGATGCTGGTGTATTTCCGGATGTAGTGGAATGTTTAAGTTGAATTACTGTGTTTGCCATTTAGAATACGCCACCAGATTGTACCTTTTCTTTATTATTTAGGTTAGCATCAATGATGGTAGATTCTACTTTCGCAACAGTTGTACCAACAATTTTCTTCAACTTTGTAACTGGAACAATTTCTTCAAGTTTAGAAATGTATTCTTTCAAACTCGAAACTTCTTCATTAATTTTAGAAATGTCCAATTCTTTTTGATTTAATTTTTTCTGCAAATTTGCATTTTGTTGCATATTATCATTGAGAGCTTGTTGAATTCGATTTCTTTCATTTAAAATTGTATCGTTATCAACTACTTTCTTTTTTAATTCGTGACTGGCAGAAACATCATTTTGCATTGAGGCAATTGTATTTTCCAATTGCGTTATCATTTTATCTTTTTCTTCCAATCTTTTAATCAACTCATCTTTTTCACCTTTTCTTTTCTCAACTATTTTAAGTTGAGTTTGAAACATCAAATTTTGTTTTAAAACTGCATCAAAATTTTCAAGAACAACTTCGGTATACGAATTTAGAAACTCCACGTCCATAATAACTCCTGTTCACAAATTAATAAAAATATTTAGAATGTTCCTCCAGACAACATTTCAAACTGTGGTACACCTCCAGAACTAATTGTTAATAAGTGTCCTTCAGTTGAAGATGCAACTGTAGTAACCGCACTTGTTCCTTGACCAATGAGAACTGCATTTGTTTGCAATGATGTATTTCCTGTACCGCCGTTACCAACACCAAGAGTGCCAGTTACATGAGTTGTAAGACCAACTTTACCCCATGCAGGAGCAGTTGTAACACCTCCAGAAATTAAAACATTACCTGTTGCAACATCGGCTAATTTAGATAATGTCGTGGCACCTGATGCGTAAATTAAATCACCAACCGCATACGAATCGATGCCTGTGCCGCCTCTTGTAACACCAAATAATCCTGATGTAACTTGTGCAGCATCAATTGCAATTGCCGCACCTGTATATGCAGTAACTTCACCATACGAATTGACTGTGAGTGATGTGATTGTATTGGCAGCAGACAGACCACCAGTTACAGTAGTTGAGGCATTTGCTTGTGATGCAAGACTTGTGCCATTGAACACAATTCTTTCGCCCGTGGTAAATGTTGTTTGATTTGTACCGCCTCGAGCAATTGGTAATGTACCAGAAGTAATTTGTGAAGCTGCAAGTGCAATTGCCTGTTGTGTAAATGCTGTTACACGACCATAAACATCCGTTGTGAATGAATTGAGTGTGTTGGCTGCCGCAACTGTTTCAGATACGGCAGTTACATTTGGTAAAGTTGTAAGTGCGCCAGTTCCTTGGCCAAGAACAATTCGACCGTTTGTAAATGTTGTTGCGCCTGTACCACCGTCAGCAACTGCGATTGCTTGAGAAAGTCCCGAAACTTTACCACCAACTAGATTCGTTTGAAGATTTGCAGTTGCAAATGATGCGGCTCCGGTATTAACTGTAACCGCAGCGCTGATATCTAAATTGGCATCTACTAAATTTTCAAATAGAATGAATCTTCTATCTGTAGCAGAAGCATCTCTAAACAAACCAACATGGCGTTTTGTAACTCCGGCATCATCACTATAATGTCCATAGAAGCCAATATCAACTGCATCGGATGTTTCATTATTGGCAGCCAATTGAATCAAAGAGTCATCAATAACTAATGATGAAACATTAACAGTAACAGTATTACCAATAATGTTTAGGTTACCTGTAACAGTAAGGTCGCCTGTAATAGTTTGTGCGCCGGTGGTTCGAAGAACTGTATTGTCAACGTCAACTAAAACGGAGTTATTTGCGTCAACAAATTGTGTGGTGATGCCATCACGACCATTAATTGTTAAAGTATCGGCAGCAAGACCAATACTTCCTGTTCCTGTATCGCCGGCAACAGCCAAACTTTGTGGAGCCGTGGCAAGTGTGACATTGGCAGCTGATGTGATTCGTCCTTTTGCATCAACTGTAATAACAGGAATAATTGTTGTATTACCGTATGTTCCTGCCGCAACACCAGAATTTCCAAGTGTTAATGGAATATTTGCATTTGCAGAACCATCAACAGAGACTGTACCTGTTGCGTCTCCATCAACGCCAATTGTTCTTGCAGTTTGCCATTTTGTCGCAGTTGAAGCATTTCCACTTAATGCCGCAGTAATTGTTCCTGCTGAGAAGTTGCCAGAACCATCTCTTTTAACAAGTGTATCATTAGTGTTTGTGCTTGTTGCAGCTTCAACAATGTCTGTAAAATACTTACCACCAACTCTGATTGCATGGCTAGTCGTATTACCAATAAACAAATTACCAGATGATATAGAATATGCTGGTTCACCTACATTTAATGATGCGGGCGCCGCTGTTGCACTTGAATATTTAAGTTGAATGACGGTATTAGCCATGAGTTTTCCTTATAATTATTCTTCTATTTATTAAAACGATCCACCGACAATGCTTGATACATTTGCAGTAGGTTGTCCTGCTTTGTATTTTTGAGTGGCAGAATCATAAACAATAGTATAACCATTTTGAATACCTGCGGTTTCAACATCATTCAACGAATCCAAAGAAACATTGATTTGTGGTTCAAAGTTTGGATTTGCAATTGTAGTTTGAGTAACTTGTTTAATACGAACTGAACTTTGTTGTCCAGTTGGAGCAATCGTAACTCGTCCTATCGTTGCCATTATTGTGTAACTCCTGGTGTCACTACTACAATTCCTTCAACAACACGGGTCTTTTCACTTGCAGGAGAAGTAATTACTAAATCGTAAACATATCGTCCTGGCGTCAAGTTTGCAGTATTTGCCGAAGTCATTCGCATTGTAATTTCACCTGTTGATGCATTCGAAACAAACACATTAAAAGATGTGGCCGTGGTCGAGTAGTATGACTTCCTCATTTGCGAAGAAACGGAATAATTTGTTAAATTGATTGCATCACCTTGAGTATCTTCAACTGTAACTGTAGTTGAAAAATTTGCGTGTTGTTCAAGGGTAATTTCTGAATAAGCTGCCACAAAACCTCCTATTGTTTGTTACCAAGACCAAATGAATACTGCGCCGTCACCACCACGGCCGCCTCCGGTCAGAGCGTCCTCTCCAGCGCCGCCACCGCCACAACCGATGCCGCCTCGGCCGCCATTGCCGCCAGCTACTGTTGTTGTTGCACCTCCACTTCCACC